TATCGCCCATTATCTTAACGGGATTATTGGGAGTGTTGGTGATAGCAAGCTGTAGATGTTGTCCGGCAGTGGTTCCGTCTGCCAAGGTAATCTCAAAATAATCTTTTCCCGAACCGAGAGTGACGGAATCTGCGTCTAAAAAGTGTAGGCTGGTGCTGGGTGTCAAGGTGGTGGAGGTGCCCGATCCTAAATCCGTAGCGGTGGGGGCAGTGACGTAATAGTCCCCCTTAATTGTCCCATCCACCTCTAATAGGTGGGATGGGTTCGTAATTCCTATTCCGACGTTGCCTGCCTGCTTGATGGTCATCCTTACATTATCGTTTGTTCCGAATTGAATTGGAGTACTCGTAGTTGTGCCAATCAAGAAGCTACTCCCGAGCGCACCCGTGTAGGCGGTACCTTCAGGGTCCTTGGATGCCGAATTAGGGCAGAGTCCCAAGACAGTTCCAGTGTTGCCGCCATCTTGAGTAAACTTAATGTATGATGTGTCGTCTTCGTCCACATTATCAGTGTCTGCCTCAAGATATAGCGAGGATGGTCCACCGTTAGCAACGTGCAGGGCGTGGGTTGGCGACGTTTTGCCGATACCCACTTTGCCGCTAGAGTTGATTACGAAGAAGTCTCCGCCTTGATCAGAATTTTCACTATTTACTTCGACGATATTGACAGTAGCTCCTGGATACTTTCCGATTCCTAAAGCGCCGGCTGTTGCGTTGATTGGAGAAATATTGAATCGTTGTCCCAAATCATCCCCGCCGGCGATAGTCTTGCCGCCTCCTAGATTAAGATAGACAGTCCCGTTGTTTACTTCGAGCCAAGATCCTTCATCGGCAGATCCCACTTCGAGTACTTTCCCATTATCGCTTATAGCGAACGTAGCATCTGGTGTTTCTGTCCCAATGCCCACTCTTGAGTTGCCCGAGGAGCCTGTAACGAAAAAGATAGGATTATCGATTCCAGCATCTGGGTGGTCAATTCTAAAAAGAACACCTGTTGCTGAAGATGAAATATGGAGTAGGGCTTCGGGACTGTCCGTGTCAATACCTATACGATCGCTTGTGCCGTCTATAAAGAACATATGGTCGCTGTTGTTGCCCTCAACCCGAAAGTCAGCAGCAATAGAGCCCTCGTTGAAAACAGCGCCGCCGGCAACCTTTAGGCTGCCAGTAATCTGGATCACGTCCTCGGCAGAGTTGCCAATCTTGGCATCGCCGTCACCTTCTAGTTTGGTGACAAAGCCGCCAGCACCGTCCGAGATTCCGTATCCTGCTCCAGCCATTAGTCGTCTCCCAGAACATTATTTAGGGCGCGATTGATACGATCAGCCTTGGTCAAGTGAGTATTCATTTTACTCTCCGCAACTAGATATGCTCCAGAGGTAGATGGCTCAGAGACCAAATCAAAGCATAATAGCTGGAAGTCTTCTTCAACCATAGTTGTTCCTGCCTCTTGCCTGGTTGAACCTAGACCGCGACTAGAAATCCCAAGCTGGACGCCGCCCTTTACCAAGTCTTTTGCGATCTTGCCGGCAGGAGTATCAAGAATCTTCATCTTGCCCATAACATCATCGTTGTTCCACCAGACTTCGACGACGAGATGGCTAGCATTTTTAAGCTCAACTACGCTGGAGTCTGGATGGTCTAGCTCACCGATTGCTCTACCCTCCTTGACGAGTTTTTGGTAGTTCTTGACTTCTCTTTCCAAAATCTGCCTCGGATATATTCTTCCGTTTCCGTTTTTTGTGTCTGCTGCTTGAATTTTGCCGGCAAGAATCAAATGGGTGCCGGTGCGATTTCCCTCACGCTCGGCGTCGGTGAGGAGGTCGTCACTATAGTCTAAATTCAGGAACTCTTGTAGTACGTATTTTTTCATTTTATTCTCCTAGAATGCGGGGGCGACCCGCTCGTTACAGCTACCCCTGCAGCAGCGAGCGACTGGGCGAAGTCTCCACTTTTGGGTCCACGATCCTTTCGTTCCTGTGTTCAATTTGTATTCCTCCGTCGGATATCATAGAGCATAATGCGTATGAGGTGCCAGAAGATAATCCGCCAAGCAGGACTAGATTTACCAATGTTATCTCAAACGTAAATAGGCTAGTAAATGGGCTTAACGCCACTAACGCTGCGCCAACATAGAAACCGACACACATTGGACAGTGAAAAAAAGCATGGGATGGACGGATGGGCCGAAAAATAGTTGAAAAGGTCAGTATCTGCGTAATTCCATATGCAGATAAGATATAATATATTAGATCACTCAATAAAGGTACCCATATCCTACAAAGGTATATGTTGGATCTTGAACCCTTGCTTTGCGGTAGGGGTCTTCCTCTTCTGGCTTGATCTCACCAAGCTCAGTACTATCTTCTGTATTTGGATCAGTGAAGCGATCTTCAATATCCTGATCATATTCTTCTGCACGGGCATCCAACGCGGAAGACTCCTTGACGAATCTCTCTATCTCTAATAGGACGACCTGAACGGGATCTACATCGTCTTCTGGTGCGATATTAAATGTTGCTTCCAGTACGCCGAACATCGGGGCTCCCTGTACGGTCTCCAGGCTTACAACACCGCCGGCAATAAGGGAATCCATCAAGTCCCTTTGGTATTCATAGATATTATCGCCGGCATAAGGCTTGGCCATGGCCATGATTCTTCCCTCGGACGGGATTACAACTATGTCCAATTTACTATGATCGGAGATAATCAGATTGCCATCAAGGGTCTTTTTGACCTTTATAGATATCGTCGCCTGGGGCGGAAGAGGGGCAGGTGACCCTATTTTAATCTTTATTGGCATCTGACTTGTACTCGTTCACTAGGTCCTGAAGATTTAGTATCTTCTTTAGTTCTTTGTCTGTGACGGTCGCAACATTCAGTTGTTCTATCTGGAGGATAACTGATTTTGTATTTTCCGTCATTTCTTTATCCCCCAAAACTTCTGGTGAAGATAGGGATTCGCTGACAGATGAGTGTAACCTGCGAAGTTCTTCCGCCAAAGTTGCTCGGAATTCTACACCATTCTGCCCAAAAGATAGAATATACTTATTTAGCAAATTTCTTTGCTCGGGTAACAGGTGGTCATATTTCTCGTTGAAATTCTTTGCGTAGCTGCGAGTGATCAAGGAGTCTACTGGCGGCATATCTGCGCTTTCTGTCCTCTCTGGGCTACTCAGCAGTTCTATAATCTGTTCCTCCATCAGAACCTTTTGCCTGATTGGAGTTTTATCGTTGAATATCTGTGCGATAGTCGCAATAGATTTATAGTTTGGTACAAAATTTGAAAATACTGACGAGCCGAGGGCGTTGTTTATTTTCTTTATCATTGTAGATTGCTCTAGGAACAACTTCTCATTATCAAGGGAGGCATGTGCCGCTTTGACCCGGTCCAAGACCTTCGTCGCCAGCGACTCCTTCACAACCTGATTGCTAAGAAGCTCACGATAGCATTGAAGCTCTTGGTCTAAAATAGACCCTTTGGAAAAATGCTCTCGGAGAATAGAAACTATAATATCTTTCGCCTTCGAGTTTTTTCTTACAATTGCCTTTGTCATTTCTCGGGACAATGCTTCAAAAACGAAAGCAGTATTTCTTTTTTTATTATGCCTTGGTTTCATCATCATCTTCCTGTTTGTTACTTGTCCTATGTTCCAACTCTGTAATTAGTCTCTTAATGTCCTTCTTCGTCTGAACAATTAGATTCTCCTCTCTCTCAACTCCGGCGTTCAATGGGGCGATGCCTCGGGAGAGTGGTCCGAGACCGTCGGCATGTCCCGGAAACATCCTCTTTGGACCAGGATACGCCACATTTGCCCCTGCAGCAGCCGAAGCAGATCGCCGGCGAGCGCCGCTTACTCTACTATCTATTTTAACTGGTGTGTACCCATCATCTCTTTGTCCTGGCTCGGGTTCGGCGAGAAGAGGTCCTTCATCGGCTGCGCCTTCTTCATCTCCAAAGATATCTTCATCTCCGTCGCCAAGGTCATCGCCTTCTTCGCCGCCAAAGCCCTCTTCACCGCCGACGATAGCTTCGCCAGTGGCTTCTAATAAGGAAGAGTGTTTGGCGTCGGTGTATTGTTCTCTCATTATACGGACAACTTCGTCGTCATCCAGCTTGAATACATTCTCATATATCCAGCGACGAGAGAATAAACCTTCTGTAGCAGCGCCGGCAATATCAAATTTAGTCCGGAGATGCTCTAGTTCTTGAAGCTCGGCTATCTTGCTTGGATTATTCAGCGTTAGCTTAAAGTTCACCAAATCTTCGTTGCGGTAGCCCAGCGTAAACAGGTGGATTACACACATTTTTTCTAACTCTGACAATACTACTCGTTGCAGTCTCTGAATAGTTCTTGCAAAGCGGATGTCTTTTTGCGCTAGGGTTGTTTGGTCCTCTTGGGCGTCTGACTGCGCAAGATAAGCCTTCGGTATCTTGATGGCGGAAAATAGTTTATCCCTCAAGTAGTTGACATCATCAATGTCGCCAGTGAACTGTCCGCCAGCAAGCGTCTCAATTCGTGAGGAGTTTCCAGCACGAACAGGAATATAATAATCCTCGTCAATGCTCATTGGGTTATAGCGAAGATCTACTCTGCCAGAGTCCTCATCTACTATCTGGTTTCTCTTCATTTGAGTTTGGACTTGCTGGACATACTGCTCAACATCTTCTACTGGGATGTTACCGACATCAATGTAGAATACCCTGCGTTCAGGCGAACGAACAATACGATATGCCATCATAGCATCTTCTAGAAGTATTAACTGTCTCCAGATTCTTCTTGCTGGTTCTAAAATAGAAGTTCCGTATGGAACATACTTATCATTTCCAAGAACTCTAAAATGGGCTACTTGCCAATTCTCAAAAGTTACTCCCGGATCATCGGCACCTGCCCAGTAGTATTGAATATAATTTGGGTTAGTTTCATCTTTGCCCTCAACTCGCTCAATCTCTCTTACTGGAAGAGGAACAACATTGGTCACCCCCAGATCATCATCAATGTCAAGATATAGATAATAATCACCATACTTGCACATGCTTCGTGCCCAGGCAAACAAGTTTGACTCTACACCGAGAACAGTATAGAGCAAGGTATGTATGATCTCTTTGATTTCTCTATTGTGGCAATCAATGTGTATAAGCGGATTTATGTCTGATGACGTTGATATCTCATCAGCATAAATATCTAAGGAAGACGCCAACTCTGGCATATATTCCATCTGTTCAAAGTCGGTATATCGCAGATGTTTATCGCGACTTTGCAAGACCTTGTTCTGTATACCAGAAAACGGATTATAATATTCTTTCTTTTTAAACTCTTTGCCATTGTTTGTCTTGAACTTATATTTCTTTACCGTGCGGGGAGAACCTCGCGTAACCGCTGGTTGGTTGCGATTAATAATCGGACCACTAAAGAGCCTGGTTAGCCGCTTGAAGAGAGTATTCTCTTCGTTTCTTGTGTTTTTGTTATCATTCTGATTAGTATAATCTGCCATTTATCAGCCCTTTATAATCCACGAAATATCGTATTTGTTGCCATTTGAGTCTTCTGCCAGGTCCCTGGCGGGTCGTTTCTGTTTATATCCATGCATGCCATCTATCTTAGTTTCCAAAGTCTTCTTTGTAACAAGCATACCACGGATCATTGCTTTCTTATATTCTAATTCCCTTTTATTTACTGTCATCGCCGTATCACGTACCCAGCAACCAATTGCAGTGGCTATAACTAGATCGTCATTGTAACTTCTCATCCCCTGAGGTCGTCCATTGTGCCAAACAAATGTCTTTATCTCATTCGCCAAGCGCATTGAATTAATAGTAATTAGTTTATTTCTTATGAATTCCTCAAATTTAGCAATAACCAATGGGCGAGTCTTCATTGACATCGTAAACCCTGAAATACCACCTGTTGCTTCTGCCGTGGCCTGGTCCACATAATCGTGTGTTACTTTCATGCTATAATATATGTTCTCATACTCTAAATCTGCCAGCCGGCTCAACACCTCTCTGCCGAGCGAGTTGTTCTCAACTATCACTAGCGCCGTGTTGTATTCCCTCCCCATGCTATACAAAAGAGGAGCAAACATATCAGGAGTTATCTTCCCCTGGTATTCTGCTACCTGTTCCATAGTGCTGGCATTAAATATTTGGCACACACTGTAGTCAGAGCCATCACCGCGAGCAACGTCAGCGACTGCTAGATATTCTGCCGCTGGGTCGGGCTCTCGCCATATCCAATAATTACGATCAAACCCCGTCTTATGAGTAGGCTCAAGGACTGTCTCCAGTATTCTACTCAGATCATCACCGTGGATTACAGTTTCACCAGAAGCATTAAAGTTACACTCAAGCTCTTGCGCGATTTCTCGCTTTGACATGTTACGGGTCTCTTTTTCATACCATCTCTGATCTCGTTCTGGGTGGACCGTCCATGGCAGCTTGACCGGATTAAAATCATTTTTCTCTTCTTCCGCCTCCACATAGGTCCTGTGAAACCAGTTGCCAACACCGTTTGGAGTAGATAGCGCTATACAAGCACCACCTGTGCTTAGGGTTGGATATAGTCCAGCCCACATCTCGTCAACGCCCTCAACGAATGCCGCTTCGTCAATTATCAGAAGGGACAGCGCTTCGGAGCGACCTGCGTCGCCGGAAGTTGAAGATGCTTTGACCTGAGAGCCATTTGAGAGTTCAAAAGAGTTCTTATTGTCTGTCTCAATCGCAGCGATTCTAAGCCACGATGGCAGATTCTTATAGATTACCTTCACCTTTTTCACAAGGTTCGCGGCTGTGCTCGTTTTAGTTGCTACGACGAGAACATTCTTATCCCGATGGAATAACATCAGCCAGCACACATACGCTGCGGCAGTAGTAGAGATGCCTAGCTGGCGTGCCTTGAGGATAACACTAAACCGGTGGTCGTTAAACCCCCGAAGAACCTCTTCCTGAAAGGCATACATATCAAACGGGATCATGCCAAGTCTTGGATGAGAAATCTTTGCGTGTTTGTTAGAGAAATAGACAGAGTCCTTGCCTGCTCGCAGGATCTCCGTCATC